TCGTTGACGTTGGCCTTCACACCAATTGCGGCCTAGTCATGGATGAGGCCCAGGTTCTTGCGTTGCTGCAACAAACTTTGGCTGACGCTGGTGTGAGCGATCTGCGTGTCATTCGTCTTGCCGCGTTGGAGTTGGCTGTTGCTCACATTGAGCCACCGCCCGCGTTTGTGCCTGTTGATCTGGCGACCATAAAGACTCGCACTCGTGCGGCGTGGGGTTTGGATTACGCCACGATCCTGAACGAGGCGGCTGTCACCTATGCGGACACGACGTTGAGTGCACCAGAGGTATTGACCGAGATTGCTGAAACGCTAACCGCTTAGGAGTTATCTGATGGCTTCTGAACAGTGGTTGCTCAACCAGGCGTTCGTTTCCAATAACGCGTATTGGAATGCAGTCACTGGCGGATCATACAAACTGCAAAACACTATCGGTGCGACCGCTAACCGTGTGACATCTTCGCCCACGCCCTACGAGGGTGCTGGTTGTTATGCCTCTGGGACAGGCAACGAGGATGGTATGCGGTTCCGCAGTTCGGCTAGTGCTGACCTTACCGGAACATCGGGCACTTACTATTTTGATTCCTACGTTTACCTGCCAACAGGTTTTACCGACCTTGTGGCACCAATCTTGACCGGCAATGACGCGGCCGTTGAGTATACGTGGGTGCAACCAAACGCAGACACATCCTTGTCGTTTGGCGGTTATGACAATGTTAACGGAATAATTTTAGCCAACACAACCGCAACCGGAAAGTTTAACACAAACGCTTGGTTCAGGGTTCAAGCAAAGACTAATCAGTACGGCATGAACGAGTTCCGTGTGTTTGTTGGTGGAAGCATTGATGGTGCAAGCCCAAGCACCACTGTTACGCCTGTTGATTTTGGCGCAACCTATGGGCACAGCACTTACCAGCGTCTCTACGGCATGGTCGGCAACGGTAGCACTTATCCGATCTACCTTGACAACATCAAGTTTGATGATGCCGCTTACCCAACGCGCAGTACCGCTCACACTGCTGCTGCAACTGGTACAGGTACCGCGACTGGCACCGCAGCAATGTCTAATGCTAGGACGTTGCAGGCCACTGCCACGGGTACTGCCACTGGTACGGCTGCTGCATCTAACCTGCGAGTATTGGCTAGTAGTGCAATAGCAACAGCCACTGGTACTGGTGCAATATCGGTAACGCAGGCAATATCTGCGAGCGGAAGCGTTACCGCCACTGGTACGGCTGCTGCCGATGTTACGTCTGTGGTCACTGTTGATGCTTCGGCCACGGTCACGGCTTCTGGTACTGCATCAATGTCGAGCACGCAGGCAATGTCTGCAAGTGCCACGATCACGGCTACTGGTACCGCTGTGGGCAGTATCCGCCCATTGGTCACTGTTGATGGTGCGGGCACGATCACCGCAACCGGCTTGACGACTTTCAACAAGTCGCAGGCTTTGGCTGCGAGTGCGAGTGCGACTGCGAGCGCGACGGCTTCACTTATCGCAATCACAACTATTGCTGCCACTGCGAGTGTGACCGCGACCGCGACCGCAACATTGTTGATCACCACACCAGGCAGCCTTTATGGCAACGCCGCGAAGGTGGCTGGTCTTTACGGTTCGAGCACTAAACCTACTTTGACAACGAGGAGCTGACGATGCCGGTTTACGCAGGGGCTTCTGGTGTGAGCGGATACATCCGTTTGACGTTGAGCATTTACAACAGCGCGGGCACATTGCAAAACGCTACCGCTGTTGTTGCCACTGTCATCCTGCCCGATGGGACAACGGCAACGCCTAGTATTACTAACAGTGGCGCTGGCCTGTATCACTTTGATTACACGCCGTCATCGGTCGGTCACTATGGTGTGTATTGGGTGGCCACTGGCACGAACGCCGGCACCCTTGAGGAATCGTTCAACGTAGATGACTTGACGATCTCACCGCCCCTGCCTTTGTCCCAGGTGAAGTCGCACCTGAACATTGTGGAGTCCAGCGTTGTTGACGACGACGAGTTGCGTGCTTACATCTTGGCCGCCACTGGTCTGATTGAGGGCGTCGTCGGGCCATTGTCTCGCAGGACTGTTACCGCGGAAACGCACAATGGTGGTCGCACCACTGTGTTGTTGAAGCAGGCACCGATCATCTCGATCACGTCGTGCCTTGAGAATGGGAGCGCCTTGGCCTCCACGTCTTATTCTGTGGACAATGAGTCAGGTGTGCTGACGCGCACCAGTGGGTACACGGTTTACACGTGGGGTGGTGACGTGGACTTCGCTAACTTCAACAACATTAGTGTGACCTACGTTGCTGGTCGATCAATCATCCCCGCCGATCTTGCGCACGCAGTCCTTGAGCTGGTGCGCCACCTGTGGACAACACAGCGTGGGTCTATTCGCCGATCAGGCACCGATGACTACGTACCTGGTTCGGGTTTCTCGATGCCTAACCGTGTGCGTGAAATGTTGAACCGCTACCAGCAGGTGAACTAACATGGCTGGGACAAGGGCCTTTGACCTTATTGATTACGTTGTCACAAGCTTGCAGGCCGGCGCTGGTCTTTGTCCCCCTGGTGGGCTGACCATCCCTGTGTATGACGGGCCAGCGAGCACGCAGTATGACCCGCCTGTGTACGTCATTGTGGGGGGTTATGGGTTTGCAGATGAGGACGAGGTTCCTGAGACAACGGTTGACGCACAGTGGGCTTCGTTGCCCATTGGTGCAGGGCACCGTTCAGAGACCGTCAGCGTGCCCTGTGCGGTCGTAGCGTGGTCTGGCAGTCAGGTATTCAGCACTACGCGCGGACAGGCTGAGATCGCCTTTGACGCCGTCTCAGCGGTACTCATGACCAAGGCCACGTGGGATGGCTTGAGCAACATTGACCAAATCATTATGACGAATGTGCGCATGACGCAAACGGCAACAGACCTGGGTATTCAGGTGATGATGACGTTTGACGTCGATGCCACGTTCCGTGTGTAAGGACCGCAATTGAGTGTGCCGCTGCCCAGTGGCCAAACAGTATCAAGGAGTGTGCATGGCACGCGTGCGTTTAATCGCTAATGAGCCACGGTTCATCCCACTGATTCAGCGCCTCATCGAGGTTGATGAAGCGTTTGAGGTGGATGACAAGTTGTTCGCTGAACGCGCGTGGCCTGAAGACACGTTTGAGGTACTAACCGACATCAAGAAAGAAGAGGAATAAATCATGGGTTTCGCATCAGGTTTGGTGTCGCAGCTTGGCTGGGCAGTTGAAACCACTGCCGGTACCGCTGTCACCGTTAGCAAGTTCCAGCCCCACATCAGTGAGGGCGTACAGTTTGAGGTAAACCGCGCACAAGGTGAAGGCCTGCATGGGTCCACCAATGGTGTTGCTTTGCTGTCGCGCCATGTCCTAACCACTAAGTCTGTCAGTGGTGACTTTGAGGTTGAGTTAACTGATAAGAGCCTTGGCACCTTGTGGCGTGCAGCTCTTGGTTCAACAACGACTCCGAGCACGTTGACCACTGGTGTGTATCAGTCAGTGTTCCAGCCAGGCGATCAAAAGTCTGCTGGCTCATCGTTGACCTTGCAGGTTGGTCGGCCACAAACAGATGGCACAGTCAAGCCATTTACCTGGTCAGGTGTCAAGATTGCTGGATTTGAGTTTGGTGGCAGCGTCACTGAACCACTCAATGTCAAGTTTGACATTGATGGCTGGACTCAAACCACTGCCACGAGCCTTGCCACTGCATCGTATTCCACAACGCAGGAGCAGTTCACTGGTGCACAGTTGACTGTCGCTATTGGTGGTACTGCTTCAACGACTACTGGTGTTGTTGGTGTGACTGGTACGACCGCGCTTGCTGGTGTGAAGTCTGTCACGGTTAAGGGTGAAAACCCAATGGCTACTGACCGTTACTACGCTAACGCTTCGGGCATCAAGGCTGAACAGTTGATCAACGGATATCGCACGTATGAAGTTGAGTTGGAAGTTGACTTCATTAGTCAGGCTGCGTTGTATGACCTTTATGTTGCTAACACAACCACTGCTCTCAAGCTCACGTGGGCGACTGCTACTTCACTGACCGGCAGCAATTTTCCCACGCTTGAAGTGATCATCCCAGCAGCGAAGATCACTAAGGCCGATGTCAACGCCGATGGTCCCGACGTGCTCGCACAGAAGGTCACGTTGACTGCTCTCTACGATGGCACAAATGCACCATTCCAAATTCGCACGATTAACACTGACGCTGCACTGTAACTAACTGTTTGAGCGTGGCTTGCCTAATCTGGTGAGCCACGCTCAACAACAACGAAGGGACCAAAAATGAAGTACGAGTTTACGATTAATGAAGACGCTTACGCACTTGACACAGAAAACTTGTTGATGTCTGAATGCATTGCCATTGAAAAAGTCACTGGTCTTACCTGGTCTGAGTGGGAAACATCCGTGACTAACGGATCAATGTCAGCATTGAAGGCTGGTCTATGGGTAGCTGTTAAGCGTAAGCAACCTGAACTACGCTTCTCAGATTTTGATTTCTCGTGGGGTGACTTTGAGGTTGTAGATCAAGAGGTTGAGGAAGCCCCAAAAGAGGAAGCCGACAGTATCTGATCTACGAGTATGGTCCAATGTTCGCTCACCTGTTTGGTATCAAACCGTGGGAATTGCATGACCTTACTGCTGACCAATTTGATGCACTAAAAACTTATGCCGATGCTATGAACAGGAGTAATGATGGCTAGTAGCAATCTTGTTCTCAGTATCATCGCGGTTGATAAGGCCAGTAAAACTCTTGGTGGTATCGGTAAATCTATTGGCAAAATGTCTGTCAATACCGCTGCTGTTGGTGCATCACTTGTTGCTTTTGGTGCGACATCTATCAAGGCGTTTAGTGATTCTGAAGCTGCGCAACTAAAACTCAATGACGCGTTTGATAAGTTCCCTAAACTGTCGGACACAAGCGCTGCATCATTGAACAAGTTGAATGCTGAGATGCAGAAAAAGACTCGTTTTGATGACGAGGCTTATGCTTCCGCTGAGGCGACTCTTGCGCAGTATGGTTTGACTGGTCAGCAGTTAACCGATCTCATTCCACTTGTTGCTGACTTTGCGGCAAAGACTGGTACTAGTGTTGAGGATGCTTCTGGCAAAATTGGCAAAGCCCTCATGGGCCAGGGTAGGGCCTTGAAAGCTGTTGGTATTGACTTCAAGGATGCTGGTTCAACAAGCGCAAACTTCACGCAGATCATGGGTGGGTTACGCACCCAGGTTGGTGGCTTCGCTGAGAAGGAAGGCCAAACCGCTGCCGGTAAAGCTGAGATTCTTAAGAACCAGTTTGGTGAGTTACAGGAAACTGTCGGATCACTTCTCGTACCAGCACTAAGCACCCTCGTTGGTGCAATCACACCTGTGATCAGTGGTTTCAATGATTTGCCAAAACCTGTTAGGGATTTAACTTTCGTTATTGGTGGGCTTGCAACGGCAACATTTTTGCTGGGTCCCAAAGTTGTGGCAACTGTTAAAGCGTTAGCCGCTTTCCGTAAAGCATTGATTTTGACCACTGCGATGACACGCGCTTTTAATGTTTCACTTATTGCAGCACTGGCACCCTTAGCCCTTGTCGCTGCTGCCGCTACTGCTTTGATTGCTGTGGTTGGACTTGTTGGTTCTTCAATGGTTTCGCAGGCTAAAATTGTTGATGATAGTGCTGAGGCGTGGCGACTGTTTTCTGAGGCTGCTTCACCACAGGCGTTGAAAGATTTACGTAAAGAATTGACACCAGCGCAGAAAGCTGTTGTTGACTGGACAGAGAAAACATCGTTTGCTGATGGTGTTAGTGACTCATGGAATCGTGGCGTTAACACTCTGAGTAGTGCGTTCCGCAACAGCAATACTGTTCTTGAGCAAGGTGCCGAAGATACTCGCAAAATGAATCAGGCACAAACCGATCTGCAGACCGTGATTGATAATGTGTCACGCACAACTGGTAAGTCTAAAGACGAAGTCAAGATGCTCGCCGATACGTACAAGGTTGACCTGACCAAGGGTGTCGGTGAGGCTACTTACGCACTGAGTCAAAAGGTTGATGCCACTGACAAGGACAAGGTTGCTGCAACGCAGGCTGCCTTTGCTAACGGCACATTAGTCACTGAGACTGATCGGCTTAAAGGTGTCGCCGATAAGGCTAGGTCAAAGATCGATGAATTGCGTAATGCAATCAACACGCTTAATGGTAAGACCATTGACTTGGCTGATGCTCAGGACAATTCAATTGGTGCATTGAATCGTGCCCAAGAGGCGATCAAGACCAATGGTGGGAGCCTAAAGGGCAACAGCGATAAAGCCATTGACGCACGTAAGGCTGTGCGCGATTTTATTAAAGCCAAGCAAGATGAGGCCATCGCTGTTGACATTGCGACCGGCAAGGTTGGTGCCGGCAATGCCGTTCTTGACAACGCCAAGACTAAGGTCAAAGAGCTTGGTGACAAATACAAGATTCCTCAAGGTCAGTTGAAGATTTACCTTGATGCGTTGAAGACAATTCCAAAGAAAAAAACTACGACTATCGATGTTAATGTTTCCAAGTTGACTGGTCCTGAGCGTGAGTTGCTGGCGCTTTACAAGACGTTGCCTAAGTCATACCAGGTTGGTTTGGCTCTCGGCGTGCCTGATGTCCCTGGGCGCGCAATGGGTGGACCTGTGAAAGCCAACATGCCGTACATTGTTGGTGAGCGCAGGCCTGAGTTGTTTATCCCATCCACCAACGGGACCATTGTGCCACGCGTGCCCTCGGCCACTGGCGCCATGATGACCGGCCAAGGGGCAGGAGCCGGTGGCAGCTCAATCATTATTCAGGGTGGCACGTTCATTGGTGCATCTAAGCAGGACACTGCTCGATGGATGAGTGAGATTATTCGTGAAGGTAAGTCACGTGGTTTGGTGATGTCGTAATGCCTATGCCCGCACCCATTGTTGAAATGAAGGATTACTACGGCAGTTGGAATAATGTATCCGGCGATGTCGTCATGCAGTCTGGTATCTCAATAAAGCGTGGTCGTGCTTCACAATTTGACCGTAGCAGTCCTGGCACGTGCACGTTTATTCTTAGCAACGACAACAACATCTACACTCCTGGTGCTACCTATTACGGTTACAACATCAACACGCAGGTGCGCGTAACAATCAACTCTTATCAGGTGTGGACCGGATACATTGACTCGTTCAGTTACACAGTTGTTAAAGGTTATGATCAAACAATCCAGATAGCGTGCACCGATAAGTTTAAGCATTACGCTAAAGCATCGTTATCAAGTTATGGCATTGAGCAGTTTCATTACAATGGAAGTCTCAACGCTACCTCTGGTGCAACGTATGCTTTGCAAGCTCCTAAAAATGGTGTTGGTTCTTTCTGGCAGGCCTTTAGGGATACGGCTGCTAGTCCGATCAGGATTTATGGCAGCGATGCTGGTTCACACGAGTTCACCGAAGATGGTCCAGCGTTTGTTAAGTCAGCAATCAAGATCAATTGTTCTGAGGATCAAGATGGTCCAGTGCTAGAACATCCGACTACCTTTAATCCAAGCAACGAAAATGCCACTATTGGTTTATGGTTCAAGACTGGTTTTCATTCTTCCCAATATCTTATTTACATGTTCCGCACGTCTGGTACTCCTGGCGAATTGACAGCTATTATCAACTCAAGTGGTGCGATTGTTCTAACTTGCACTGGTGATTCTGGTGGGTCGCTCACTCTCACCACCACTAGAACTAATCTTTACGATGATACTTGGCACCTTTTGTCTGTTGATATTTCTCAGGTTGCTTCTAAAACTTACGCCACTGTTAAGGTAGATGGAGTCGCTGATGTCAGTGGCTCGGCCACTGCACTGTGCGCAATTGCCGCAACTAATAGGCGCATTGTTTTTGGTGGTTTTCGTAACGATGCTTGGACTGCTAACGCAAATTGCATAAACGGTTCAATGGCGTTAATTGGTGTTTACAAGTTTGCTACAGCCTACAGTGGTTTGGGTCCAGATGATTACTACGCTGGCACACTTGGCATCACACAGGCGGGTTACGCAACAGCCTTTGATGGTGACACCATCGCTTCACGTTCAAGCAACTTGGCTGGCTACGTTGATGCCACGGCTGTGACAACAGCGAACCTTGGCACATCACCAACCTTGTATTTGGCTGGACAAGACACAGCGGACAAAACTTATCTTGAAGCAATGCAAGAGATTGCTGATTCTGAGCGCGGCATCTTTTACATTGACCGGCTTGGCACACCAAAGTTTCGTGGGTCAGCTGCTCGGTCATCTGGTTCATCTGTGACATTGACGGTTAATGCGTCACAGGATTTGACAGGTGATTTAACTTTTACCCTTGATGATTCTTTGTACGCAAACACTGTTGTGGCTAGTGGCCCTGCTGGGTCTGTAACAAAGTTGGATGCGACATCTGTTGCGGCCTACGGTCCACTGGTTGATCAGTTTGCTTGCCTTGGTTCAACTGAAACAATCCTGGGCGCTGCCGCGGATAACAGGCTTGATGATCGGCTTTACACCGACATGCGCTTGTCAAAGGTTGTCATTGATTTGTTGACCACGCCCAACGCTATTGCTGCAACAACTGTCCAGCTCGTCCCATTGGACAGGGTAAGGGTGAGTTCACTTCCTAGCCAGGCACCTGCATCAACTTTTGATGGTTTTGTTGAGGGCTGGGAATTGTCCATAAGCGATAACTCTTACACGTGCTCACTTGACCTGAGCCCTGTGATCTAGCAATGACTGAGCGAGGGGAAGCGACAATCATGATGAGTGTGGTGGGGGCATTGGCCGCGGGTTCACCACTGGTCGCTGGCGTTGTGCTGACCAGCGACAACGTGGCTGGTGCGATGACGTTCGTTGTCGCCCTGATTGTTGGACTGATCAGCATTGGCACTGGCGTGGGCAAACTGTACGCGCGACTGAAGGCACAGGTCGCCGCGAGTATTCGCCGTGATGAGTTGCTTGACGAAATCGTGAAGCGCATGGACCGCATTGAGGTTCGACAAATTGAGATACAGAAAAGGCTTGACCAGCCTCATTGACCGGCAGGCCAGTTAAGGCTGGTCCCCCTTTGACACTTCATTGTGTCCTGGCCTGCCTCATTTTGCACGACCAATCAATCACATCGATGAAGGGATCACTCATGCCTGCATGGGTTCGTTCAGCATTAACTACGTTCATTGTCACGTTCATTGGCCTTGTGCCAGTGACCGCGCTCGTGGGTGGGGACACCACGTGGATCACAGCTGCCGCCACGGCAGCGGTCCTAGCCACGTTGCGCACCATTGTCGCAGCCATCGACCCTGGCAATACTTCCTACGGTGTGGGTGCCCCTGTTGATGTTCCTGAGTTGGACAGCGTTCAAGACGACGCACCCATTGAGGGCGAGTAATGGCTTGGCACCTTGCACCATCACTGGTGCAACTACGCAACGAGGTTAACGCTCGCTGGCCACGCCGGCCCAAGGGCAGTGACGGCACCGTGGGCGATACGTCGCACTCGGCCCGAGCCAGTGACCACAATCCAAACAACCGCGACAGTGTGAACGCGTTTGACATTACTTACCCAGGTGTTGACCCGAAGGTGATCATTGCCGCAGTTGCTAAGCACCCTGCTGGTAACTATGTCATCTTCAATCGCAAGATTTACAGGCGCAACAATGGGTGGAAGGCTGAACCGTACAGTGGTGCCAGCCCTCACACAACGCATCTGCACGTGAGCATTTTGCAGACCGTGGCTGCCGAGCAGTCTAAGGCTAAGTGGCTGGCCACTGCCCCTGTGAGGCCTGTGCGTAAGCCACTGCCGGCCTACCCAGGCAAGTCCGCGTTCCAGGTCCGTGACACGGGCGAGCACATCAAAGTTGTGCAACGCGGCGTGGGCAACAAAGTCACTGGCGTGATGAGCGTGGCCGACAAAAACAAGGTCAAGTCCTTCCAACGGGTGCGACCATTGTTGTGGCCCGCTGATGGTGTCGTCGGACCGAAGACCTACAAGGCATTAGCCAGCACCAAAGCAAACAAGCGCGTTTACAAGTAGGACCTAGTGCTCGATGAGAGTGGGACTGTATGTCTTTACGTGATGATCTGCGAGACGATACAAACAAACCGCCGTGGCAAATGTGTGGTGTGCGCTGGGCCTTAAGCCTGGCCACTGGCCCTGACCTGATGGCACTTGAGTCCGCGATTGAGGGGACATTGAGTGGTGACAAGATTGCGCTGGCTGTGCGTGATCACCTGAACCTGTCCATTAGTGGTGAGTCGGTTCGCCGTCATCGCCGTGGTGCTTGCAGGTGCCCACGATGAGTCTCGCCGATGAGCTGAACAAGGCCAGCAAGAGTGCACGCATCCTGACCCTTGACATTGAGACCGCACCAATGCTGGTGCACTCGTGGGGATTATGGAATCAAAACCACAGCATCAACCAGATCGTTGACCCAGGCAGAGTCCTATGCTTCGCCGGCAAATGGTACGACGAGAAGAAAGTCCACTTCTTCAGTGAGCACCACAACACACATGAGGAAATGATCAAGGCCGCGTGGACCATGCTTGATGAGTGCGACATCCTCGTGACCTACAACGGGCCAAGCTTTGACGTCAAGCACCTGCAACGTGAGTTCGTCCTGGCTGGGATGAGCCCACCATCAAAGTTTGAGAACGTGGACCTGCTAAAGGTTGCGCGTGGGCAGTTCAAGTTCCCTAGCAACAAGCTTGACTACGTGGCACAGGCCCTCGGGCTGGGCAGCAAACTAGCCCACGAAGGTCAAGCCTTGTGGACTGCGTGCCTAGCAGGCGATGACAAAGCGTGGGCACGTATGCGCCGCTACAACAAGCAGGACGTGATCTTGACTGAGGCCTTGTATGACCGCATGGGTGCGTGGATTAAGTCTCACCCACACATGGGCCTATTCACTCACCAGGCACGCTCCTGTTTCCGTTGTGGTGGCACAGCCCTGAGTGCTAATGGTGTGACACATTCCGCGTCCACAGCGTTCGCCTCATTCACCTGTGACGCCTGTGGTGCACAGTCACGGGCGAGCACGCGCAAGCACGCCGTCACAATGCGCGGTGTGCGATGAGCAGGCCGAGGGTGGTCAAGATCAGCCCCTACACCTGGTCAATCAAATGGTCACGGCACGAAGTCCTGAAGCATCACCCCAACGGGGATGCCTGCGGGGCGTGCGACATGGAGTCCATGAGCATTGCTGTTGACCCTGGCAAGCACGAGGACTACGCGCGGGCCACACTCCTGCACGAAATCCTGCACGCCTGCATCCGCAGCTCGGACCCCACGCTCGATGACGAGCACGAGGAAACCGTGGTCGCCGCAATCACCGGCCCACTGCTGTCCATGCTCAGGGATAACCCTGACGTGCTGGACTACCTGACGGATGACGCATGATGTGGGTGTCGTTTCTGTTGGCCGCGGGCAGTATCGCTGGGCTGTATTTTGTGAAACGTAACCCGCGCGTTGGCTGGGGTTGGTGTCTGATCATGGAAGTACCATGGGTGATCTACGCGCTCAGCATTGGTCAGCCAGCATTGGCCGTGTTGTGCGCGTTCTACGCAGCCGTTTACGCCAACAACTTGCGAGGGACTAAATGAAAAACATCATTGATTGTGTGCCTGATTTATCTGAGGCCGTGGACTATCGACCGATGATCACACATGAGTGTGTGTGTGGCTCACCATTGTTCAGGGTGATCTGCTCATTTGCTGACAACGAGATAGCCCAATACTTCCTCGACATTGAGTGCATTGCGTGCGGGTCCAGGTATCACGCACCCACATTGGCTGACGCCGATGAGTGATTACGTGGGTGATGGTGGCCCGATCATTGGCCGGCCCGCAGAAGTCCTGGTTCCTGAGGCTGACATCGCTGGATTATTGGCTGTGCGTGGCTCGGCTTACGGCAGTCCGCTGATCAATCACCAGCGCATCGCCGAGCTGTGGTCCGCGTACCTGCGCACCGAGATCAAACCTGAGCAGGCCGCCATGATGATGGCCCTGCTCAAAGTTTCGCGCCTAATCCAGTCCCCTGACCACGCGGATTCAATTCACGACCTTGCCGGCTACGTCGAGGTTTACCGCCAAATCATCAACGAGGGGCAGTAACTAGCGCGACTTCATGATGAAGTCAGTAAGCGCGAGCCTGATCAGCTCGCTCACGCTGAGCCCCGTCTGCTCACCGATCTCACGCAACGCATCCCAAATGTCATCGTTGAGGCGAACACTACGGTGCGGGGTTTTGGGTTGATTCGCCATCAGGCAATCCTACCTACACGCCTAATGGGTGGTGTCTTTGACATCTCAACACCAAATGACTCGCCGCACTTAGGGCACTGATACCACGACGACATTGTTCCCATTACCAGCTCAAAGCGGCGCGGGCGTTCACACTCACCACACTGCGTCCTGATCGTAAACTTCATGGCTTGCCTCCCCATCCTTCACCCTTAAACGACACACCAGGCGCCGAGTAAATACGTGTTAATAATTCCTTGCACGTGTAGCACGTTCGCTGTTCGTCACGTTGCTCAACTGGTACGCGCAAGATCGTGGTGTGTTCGCACCCACATCGATACTCATAGGTCACTGGCATTGTTCCTCCAAAGGTCAAACACTAAGCCCCCTCACCGACATGGTGAGGGGGCGTTGTTGTGCTCATGCGCTAACCACGTGATTGAAAAAAACAAAAGTGTTAGCGCTGGGTGCAGCGAATTCTTCGACTTGAGCGCGGCTAGGGCCGTTGGTCCATGTAACGTTAATCGCGTCAAACTCGTTTCCTCGGTGCGCGGTAACGCTGATCTTGGTACCTGCAAAACGTGCCTTGAGAACCTTGCGGAGTAAAGCTGCTTGGGCGGTGGTCTCGTTCATTGCGTTCTCCTTGTGTCTGGGCTGTTGAGATGAATCTAGTCTGGGTGTCCCACACCTGTCAACACTTGTGCCAAATAAAGTTTCTTAAGCGTGTCGCACACCTACGGCCCACGCCTAGTCAGGCACAGGAATACCCATCAGAGGGCACAGGAGCCGATCTGAGCCACTAACACGCGACACGCCGTGTCGTAGGCACAGATTGCTCACTGGCCTTGCACGTGGTCACAGGGCAGGTCTAAGGTCAATGACATCAGCCCAGCACACATCGGAGGAAACAATGAGTTACATCATCCACCCGCGGAACATCGCGGTCTCACAGCTCCTGGACGAAGGCGACGGCATCAACCAAGCCATCGTCATGATCGACCACCGCACCAATGATCCCTACATCGTGCACCTAAACGATGAGCAAGCCAGCGACCTTTACTACCAACTCCAGCGCATCCGCAATCTGAGTGTGCAGGCCGCACTCATGGACGTGAACGCTGAAGCCATGCGCAAGATACAAGCCAACGTGTTTGGGGACTTCTCATGACCGCGGACACCATCATGATTCTGCTCATGGTCGTTGCATCATCAGGCATGGCCTACTTCGCTGGCTACGTATCAGCCCTGCAAGACGAGCAACAACGCAGGAAGGCTGGTAAGCGATGACGTGGCACAACCGCGCGGCGTGCGCCGGATACAGCGACCCCGACGCGTTCGTACCGAAGAGGCACACCGAACGCGAACAATTACGCGAGACGATCACAGCTCGAAGCATCTGCGCTGGTTGCCCTGTCAGTGACCAGTGCTTGACTGATGCCATCATCGAGCGTGACTTCTACACAGTGCGTGGCGGGACAGTACCCATCGCCCGCGTGCCAGGGAAGAAGCACCAGCGACCACTACTACCAAGAGCAGGTGAGGAAGCAATGTGGTTGTGGGAAGGTGGACTTGGGCCTGAGCACATTGCCAAGGCCATGAACGTCAAGGTCGCCAGTGTTGAACGCGCGATCATGCGAGCCGGCATCCAGATTCCGTGGACACAAATGGGCACAACTTTTGAGCGGGCCACAGCATGACCGCGCAATGGCCAGAAGGCGAAACCTACAACGCGGACTTTGAGGACGGTTGGAAAGTGGAGCTGCTCGCCGTTTACCTGCGCAACCGCATCGCACTGGAATCACCAGTGTGGCACTTCATGCCAATGGCTAAAGAGTGCTGGTACTTCATTAACAACGACAACAACAACGGAAGGCAATACCAATGAGCACGATGGAAAGCAATGTGCCAGCACCTAGTGATTCTTTGGAAAGCGTGCGTGAGTATCTTAATGAAAACTTTGATGCCGGAACGAATTGCCCAGCTTGTCACCAAACAGTACGCCTTTACAAACGAAGCCTAACCATGGCGCACGTCAGGGCACTCAAACAATTAGCACAATGGGGCGGCTACCACAAAGCCATACACGTGTACGAAATGGACCGCAAGCAACAAACTCACGTGACTCAAACAAACTTTCAACTTATGGCCTATTGGGGGCTTATTAGTCAGGCAGGTCCACGCGACCTTGACACTGGGAATACATCGGGTTACTGGAACGTGGAAAAGAAAGGCATTGACTTTATTCAAGGCAATGCGCAAATACCAAAATACGTACACATCTTTAACAGAACCAAATACCGCCAGTCAGAAATGATGGTAAGTGTAAAAGACATCCAAGCCGATTTTGAGTTTTACAAACTGATTGACGCTGAGCCATTTATTACCGACGACAACTTTTTTGATAGCAACTACTATTGGCAGGATAAGTAAATGACTGACATTATGCGAGACCGTTATGGCCGCCCACTGATTGTTCCACTTGGCGGCGGTAAGCCAGTGGGATACACACGCACCACCACCTATGTCAGCGCACTCGAGGACACCTACAACCTTGAACAATGGAAATGTCGCCAGGTGGCCATTGGTCTTGCCTCACGCTCAGACCTGCTCGCCCTGGTGCACTCCAAAGGTGATGACAAGGCTGAGATGAATCGCATTGTTAAGGACGCACTGGAAGCATCGAACAGCTCTGGTGCGGCCAACCTTGGCACCGCAATCCACGGCATGACCGAACTTGTGGACGCAGGCGCCAGCGTTGACTCCATCCCCGCGGATCATCGAGCAGACATTGAGGCGTACCTTCACGCCACCAAAGACATCATGCACACGTGGATTGAAACATTGACTGTGCTGGACTCACACAAAATCGCGGGCACACCAGACCGAATCAGCACACTGCCCACAGGTCAGCGCGTCATCTTCGACCTGAAAACAGGGAGCATTGACTACGGCATCGGCAAGATTGCTATGCAACTCGCGGTCTACGCACACTCCGCGATCTACAACGTGGACACACACGAACGCACAGCACACAACGCTGACAAAACCATTGGCATAATCGCTCACCTACCAGCGGGCAGTGGCACCTGCGAACTTGTTGAAGTGGACCTTGTTGCCGGCTGGGAAGCAGTGCAGCTCGCTAAGGAAGTGCGTGAATGGCGCACACGCAAGGGCCTGAGTAAGCCCTACGTGGCACGCACCATTGTCCCTGAACCAGATCACTCCGCAAAGTTTGATCTCATCATTGACATGATTCACGCTTGCGACACCATCGATGCCCTTGAAGGTGTGTACGAGTTGCACATCGGTGAGTGGAAGAACGAGCACACAGCCGCCGCTGCTGAACGCAAAGCGCAGTTAGTGTCATGAGCAGCGACCTGGCGGACATCATCCGCGCACGCTTCACACCATTCGCGTTCACCTGCGACTGTGAAGGCACCGACCCAGAATGCTTCGCAACGCGCCGAATGCCAACAATGATCGCAACCCACGAAACCATTGAACGCATCGCAACCTTCATCGAGGACTACTACGCAATGAGTGCCGAGTGACCGCGTGGGATGTGAAAGGCACCGACGTAATCAAGAGCTGTAAACGGTGCAACGAACCAGTCTTCATTGTCCACACTGAGACACCAGGACCAATCCTGCGCGTCCCACTGGA